AAGAACAACTTCGGTTGGAGGGACAAGAGCGAGATCGGCCATTCGGTTACGCTTGAAGAAACGCTCGATGAACTTGAATGACGCCGGAAGAAAGGGCTATCCGCCAGCGCCTCAAGGATGATTTCAGGCACTACGCATCCCGCTGCTTAAAAATCAGGACCAAGGCTGGCGCGGTCGAGCCGCTGGAGCTGAACCGGGCGCAGAAGTATCTCCACGAGAGGTTGGAGGCGCAGCGTAAGGAAACGGGGCGCGTTCGGGCGTTGGTCCTCAAGGGGCGTCAGCAGGGTGTTTCCACGTACATCGGCGGGCGCTTCTATCACGCGGTCACACATCGACGCGGGCAGCGGGTGTTTATCCTGACGCATGAGCAGGAGGCCACGGACAACCTGTTCAATATGGTCACTCGATACCATGAGCATTGTCCGAAGCCGGTGAAGCCGCACACGGGTGCTGCGAATGCCAAGGAACTGGACTTCGACAAGCTAGACAGCGGCTACAAGGTCGGCACGGCTGGCACCAAGGCCGTAGGGCGGTCGCAGACGATCCAGCGGTTTCATGGGTCCGAGGTCGCATTCTGGCCCCATGCCGACACACACGCGGCGGGCGTCTTGCAGGCTGTGCCGGACATGGACGATACGGAAGTTATCCTGGAAAGCACCGCAAACGGTGTCGGGAACTTCTTCCACAAGCGTTGGCAGGAAGCGGAGACCGGACGCAGCGAATATATCGCCGTGTTCATTCCGTGGTTTTGGCAGGAAGAGTACACGAAGCCCGCCGATGGTCTCGTGCTGACGGAAGAGGATGAAGCCTACCGTGAGGCGTACAGCCTGACGATGGAACAGATGGCGTGGCGTCGGGCCAAGATCATCGAACTGGACGATGAATTGCTGTTCAAGCAGGAGTATCCGGCGACGGCTGCTGAAGCCTTCCAGATGACGGGGCATGACAGCTACATCAAGCCCGCTGCTGTTGTCAGGGCGCGTAAGAACACAGTTCAAGGGATCGGTGAATTGGCGCTGGGCGTGGACCCGGCCCGGTTTGGCGATGACGATTTCTCGATTGCATGGCGACGTGGCCGGAAGGTCGAGAAGGTCGAACGCAAGTCGAAGATCGACACTGTATCCGGCGCGAACTGGGTCAAGCAGGTGATCGACGCGGACAAGCCCTCAGTGGTGTTTGTCGATGTTGGCGGCTTGGGCGCTGGCGTCGTGGATATCCTCAAGGGGTGGGGTGACCCGTACAAGAAGCTGGTGGTGCCGGTGAACTTCGGATCGGAGCCACAGGAGCCGGAGGTGTTGCTGCCGGATGGCACGAAGCAACCGGGGCCAAAGAACCGCCGCGCAGAGATGTGGAAGCGGTCCAAGGAGTGGCTGGACGATGTTGCCGGGGTCGATATCCCCGACGATGACGCATTGCAGGCTGACGCTTGTGCGCCCTCCTACGGTTACGACATGAACCAACGCCTTCTGCTTGAGAGCAAGGAGAAGATGCGGAGTCGGGGCGTTCGGTCCCCCGATGGGTGGGACTCGGTGGCGCTCACGTTCGCAGCGCCGATACCGAAGCGTAGAGAAACAGCGCCGGTGGTTTCGTCACTGGGCGCAGGAGGATGGATGGGATGAAGAACGGCATGAAGTACGGACCCTCCCACGATCAGAAGATGGTGGCGGCGCGATATGCCATGCACCGCGTTCGGGTGGCGCAGTACGCCACGCTCGCGCTCAACGGCACCCTGACGGACGAACAGGCGCGGCAAGAGTACGGCGCGGCGATGGAGAACTACGACGGCATCATTGCGCAGGCGCATCACTTCGCGGACGGCAATCAGGCCGATATGGACAAGGGCGCTGACGCGGTGACGGAGATCATCGAGGGCGAGCGCGAGAGGATGGCGGCGGAATAATGGGCGATCTAAACCGCTTGCTGACAGACATGCTACTGGGGCGCTCTGGTGGAGGGTTGGGGCCGCTTGGCGATCAAGTTGTTGGCGAGACGAGTGAGGGGCGTCCGGTCATCGCCAATCCAGATGGGTCCTATTCAACGGAGCGCACTGCAACGGTTCTGGACCCACGCCTCAATCAAGGGCGTCCCACCAATGTTCCGACCATCTACAACGGGCAGCAAATGGGGGAAGACCAAGCGGTCTCTTATCTGCTTGCAAACGGCATGGTCCCCGGCAGCATGCCAGAGGGCGGAATGGCTGTTGATCCTGAAACGGGGCGCATCATGCAGGGATATGACTCAATACCGGAAGCGACAAGGGCCGCCCGCCTTCGGTCGCCGAGTATCGCGATGAACTTTTACCCGCCCTACAAGGGGTTCTAATGGACGACATCATCAAGGGTGCGCTGGAACGGTATCAGGAATCGGAAGCCAGCTCTGACTACAACCGTCAGGCCGCGCATGAGGACATCCGCTTCGCCCGCCTGTCTGAGCAATGGCCGGACGATATTAAGCGACTGCGCGAACTAGAAAACCGCCCATGCCTGACGATCAACAAGCTACCGGCGTTCATTCGCCAGGTTGTCAACGACGCCCGCCAGAACAAGCCCGGCATCAAGGTCTCGCCGGTCGATAACGGGGCGGACGAGGACACGGCGGAGGTCATTCAGGGACTTACCCGGTCCATCGAGCGCAAGAGTAACGCAGATGTGGCCTATGACACCGCGATTGACCACGCGGTCACGGGCGGCTTCGGGTTCTTCCGCATCGGCATCGACTACGCGCATGAGGACAGTTTCGATCTTGAGGCGTACATCAAGCGCATTCCCAATCCGCTCATGGTGCATTGGGATGTCAACTCGATGGAGGCCGACGCTTCCGATTGGGAATACGCCTTCATTGCCGACTTCCTGACGAAAGAGCAGTTCAAGCGCGAGTTTCCTGATGCCGAACCGGCCAGTTGGGAGCATTCCGACTATCAGGACTACGCGCAGCACTGGATGCAGGAAGATCAAATCCGCGTGTCCGAGTATTGGCTGCGCGAGAAGGACGAAAAGGACCTGATCCTGTTCAAGACGGCTGACGGCGAGTTGCCGAAGGCCATTCGTGAGGACAATCTGCCGCGCATGGCGAAGATGGCCGCGGAGGCCGCTGAATTGCCGCTGGACGGCATGAGGGACGATGAGATTGTCCGGATGTACATTCAGTTTATGGGCCTTGAGGAGTCCCGCCGCCGCAAGGTGGACGTGTGGAACGTCAAGAACCGCATTATCAATGCGAACGAGGTCCTGCGCGAGGAGGAGTGGCCGGGGCCGACAATCCCGATTTGCCCTGTGTGGGGCGAGGAGGTCGTTGTTGACGGGCGGCGTTATTTTCGGTCGATGATCCGGGACGCGAAAGACCCGCAGAGCATGTTCAATTTCTGGCGCACGGCGGCGACTGAGTTGGTTGCGCTTGCGCCCAAGGCTCCGTGGGTTGGTCCGGTCGGTTTCGTGCCGGACGGTCAGCAGGGCAAGTGGGACACGGCGAACACACGTTCGTATGCCTACCTTGAGTACGACCCGACTGCCGGTAACGCGCCGCAGCGTCAGCCGCCAGCGTCGATCCCGACGGGTGCGCTACAGGAAGCCGCCAACGCATCCGATGACATGAAGTCTATCATGTCGATCTACGATTCGTCTCTGGGTGCTCAGTCGAACGAGACCAGCGGCAAGGCCATCTTGGCCCGTCAGCGTGAATCCGACGTGTCGAATTTCCACTTCGTGGACAACCTGAACCGCGCCATTCGGTATGCCGGTCAGTGCATCGTGGACATCATCCCGAGCGTCTACAGCGCCCGCCAGACGATCCGCATTCTAGGCGAGGACGAGGCGGAGAAAGTGGTTAAGCTGACGCAGCAGGACGGCGGCGGCGAGGTTGGCGAGGACGGCAAGCCCGAACTCTACAATCTGTCGGTTGGCCGCTACGACGTGACGGTCTCCAGCGGGCCTAGCTACGCCACGCAGCGTGAGGAAACCCGCGAGACGTTGGTTGAGATCATGCGGGCCGTCCCAGGTTCCGCTCAATTCATTGGTGACGTGCTTATGGAACACATGGACTTCCAAGGCGCGGACAAGGTTGCGGAACGGCTCAAGATGCTGTTGCCGCCGAACATTCAGCAGGCAGAGGGATTGCCTGTTCAACAGCCGATGGTGGCTCCGGGTCAACCGGGCGTGCCGCCGGAAGGAACCCCGCCGGTACCGCAAGGGCCGATGCCGGGTCAGCCGCCTATTCAGTAACTCGCCAATTCGCCGCAATTTTATTGCGCGGCGAATATCCGGCGAATTGCATTTATTGCGTAGGCACTCCGAGCGTCGTGAGACGCCCGATCCCATAGATGGAGTACAAAATGAACGAAGACGCTGTATTCGCCAGCGATGGCGAGGCAGATGACGTGACCGTGGACGAAGCGGAAGTCACTGCCGAGGACACGGAATCCCCCGAAACCGCAGATACGGACGAGTCCGAGGTTGAAGCGTCGGCAGACGATGACACCGAAGGCGAGGACGATTCCGAGGACGGGGAAGAACCCGAGGAAATCGAGTTCAATTTCCACGGAAAGAAGCTGCGAGTAGCGAAGGACGCGCTGCCGGAGGAATTGGCGACCGAGGTTGACCAGTTCGTTCGCAATGCCGAGTCCGTGACCGCTCGCAAATTGCAGGACGTTGCCGAGAGGTCGAAATCGCTCGAAGCGCGGGAAGCCGCCGTCGAGAAGATTACGAGCATCAACGGCGAGGTTCTCGACACCTATTCAAGGGGTCTGCAACTCAAGTCCGAGATCGAGCAGCTATCCCAACTGGATCTGAATGCGATGTGGCAGTCCAACCCGGACCAGGCACGCCGCGTTTCCGACCAGCTATCGCGTAAGCAGGCTGAGTTCCAGCGGGTCGTTAACCAAGTCTCTCAGAAGGAAGGCGAACTCACTCATGCGCAGCAGGAGGAACGCTCCCGCCGCATCGAGGAGGGGAAAGCCGTCATCGAGAGTCAGGTTAAGGGCTTTGCTACCGAGAAGTTGCCGGAGGTCATCGACTATGCGGTCAACGCGCTCGGGATGGACAAGGACTCTGCGGAAAGCGATTGGGCGCTGAACCCGGCCCTGACGCTCGCCGTCTGGAAGGCCTCTCAGTTCGACAAGATGCAGTCCCAGGCTTCCAAGCCGAAACCCAAACCGAAGCCCGCCGAACCCGTGAAGGGTCGGACAGGTAAGGGGGGCAAGGCCAACCGTGCCGTCAAGGACATGAGCACGGGCGATCTCGCCAAATACCTCGGCCTACCGGGCTGATTTCAACGCACCGCTGAGAAGCGGCGCTATCCCTCTGAAGGAGTAAGGAAATGGCAAACGCCAAACTTACTGCGAGCATCATCGCCAAGGCCGCTGTCGCCATTCTCGACAACGAGCTGGTCATGGCGAAGAAGGTGTTTCGCGGTTACGAAGAAGACTTCGCGAAGAAGGTCAACGGCTATGAGGTCGGTAGTTCGATCACCATCCGCCGTCCGACTGACTTCACCGTCCGTGACGGCGCTGTTGCGAATGCACAGGATGTCGTCGAGGGCAGCACCACGATCACCGTGGACAAGCGCAAGGGCATCGACTTCAAGTTCACGTCGCAGGAGCTGACGCTGGACATCAAGGAACTGTCCGAGCGCGTCATTCGTCCGGCGATGATCCAGCTTGCCAACCAGGTCGATACCGATCTGCACGCGCTCTACAAGGAGGTCCCCAACTGGGTCGGCACTCCGGGCCAGACGGTCAATTCCTACGCTGACTTTGCGAAAGCGCCGGAACGTCTGGACGAGTACGGCGTCCCTGCTGGCGACCGATGCGCGGTCCTGTCTCCGGCTGACCACTGGGGCCTTCTCGGCTCGCAGACCAGCCTGTACATGCAGGACGTGGCGAAGGGTGCCTATCGCAAGGGTTCGCTTGGCATGATCGGCGGCGTCGATACGTACATGTCGCAGAACGTCGCCACCCATACCACGGGTTCCGACTTCACGACCGTCACGGTCAACCAGTCTATCACGACCTCGACGATTGCGTACTCGGACGTTCGCACGACCAATCAGCAGACGATCACGATTGCTGGCGGCACGTTCGTTGCCGGTGATGTGATCACGATTGCCGATGTGAACGCGGTCAACCCGGTGACGAAAGCGGACCTTGGTTTCTCCAAGCAGTTCACCGTTGTTTCGTACTCCAGTAACTCGCTGGTCATCAGCCCGGCGATGATCTGGACGGGGGCGCAGCAGAATGTTGCCGTTGCTTCCGGCACCACGGACCTGAACACCAAGGCCATTACTGGCGTAGGTACGGCTTCGACCAACTACCGGCAGAACATGGTGTTCAACAAGAACGCCTTCGCGCTGGTGTCGGTTCCGTTGGTTTCGCCTCCGGGCGCTACTGACGTGGGCCGCGAGACCTACAAGGGAACCTCGGTTCGCGTGATCCCCGTCTATGACGGCATCAACGACCATTCCATGTGGCGTCTCGACATGCTGTACGGCGTGAAGGCCATTGATCCGCGTCAGGCCGTGCGCCTTAGCGGCACTGCGTAACCATGAGCGGGGCTTCGGCCCCGTTCCTTTTGAAGGAGAAAGCACATGGCTGTTAAACAGCTTTCCGATGGCGGTCCCGACGGCGTTTCGGTGGGTCAGGATACGTCCGACCTCATTTCGTTCTACGGCGTCACGGCCATTGCCCAGCAGACCGTTACTGCGGTCGCAACGGGCGCAACCATTGCAACGGTGGTCAGCAACCTCCAGTCGCTTTCGGCGGCTTTGGAGTCGCTCGGGTTGATTGCTGACTCGTAATGGGGTTGAGGTTTGAGGCGGTAAGTTCGGTATCTGCCGAAACAATCGCCCGCCACAAATCTTACAGTCGGAGCCTCGGCCTTCCGGTTATCAAGCCGGGCAAGGTCGGGGCTGCGGCTCCCAGCCTCGCCGTGGTCGGCGGTGCGCCAAGTATTAACGACCATCTGGACGAGTTGCGAGGGTGGGACGGTGAAATATGGGCCGTCAACTATACGTGGGTATGGTGTCGGGATAATGGAATTGACGCAACCCTCTACACGATAGACCCGGTTTTCCCGGGCGTGGATGGAGTGGCGCGGGCCGTCCTTGGTGATTTCGTGAGTCCGGCGCTACTCAGCCGCTTGATAGCGGAAGGGACGAAAATTGAAATAGTCCCTCTCGGCACAGGTAAAGATGAACACCAGCACGTCACAACGTCGGCGGGGACTGTTCCGTTCTTCGCACATTGGCGTGGGCATAGACACATCACGTTTTTCGGATGTGACAGCAGCAAGACGGCTGGCCAGGGCCACGCATACAAACACCCTAAAGGCATGGGCCGGGAAATCATCGTTGAATGTGGCGGGGGGGAGTACCTGACATCGCCACAAATGCTTATGCAGGCGGAGGAGATGGCGAAGATTGTTCGCCGGTTCCCATCCTACATCACTGTTCGTTGTAACGGGTTGCTTCCGGCTCTCGTAAAGCACGGGGAGCATGATGTGGTGAAGGTCTGCAAGGAAATCTATGACACTTTGGAGGTCGCGTGACGCTTCTTAGCATCGTTCAGGACGCAGCGGATGAGGTTCGCGCAACGCAACCGGCGACGGTTGCCGCCAACACCGATCCCGATGTGCAGGTGTTCCTGCGGCTGTTGAACAAGTCCGGCAAGGCGTTGATGAAAAGCGCCGCGTGGCAAGTGCTGCGGAAAGAGCAGACGCTAACCACGGTATCCGGGCTTGAGCAGACCGGGGCGATTCCGTCCGATTTCGACCGCTTCGTGCCTGAGACGTTCTGGGACCGCACTAACCTCCGTCAGATCGCCGGGCCGATTACCGCCGTCGAGTGGCAGGGATTGGTTGCGAGTTCCTATACGGGGACGCAACGCAAGTTCATCTATCGCGGGGATTCCGTGTTCATCATCCCTGCGTACTCAGCGGGGTCTACCCTCGCGTTTGAGTATGTCAGCCAGAATTGGTGCCAGTCCTCCGGCGGCACGGGGCAGACGGCGTTCGCGGCGGATACCGACACCGGCATCCTCGACGAGGAATTGCTGACGCTCTCGCTGATTTACGCCTACCTCGATTCCGAGGGTCAGCCGACCGCCGCCAAGGCGGAGCGCGACCTCAACAACTACCTTAAAACGCTATTGAAGAACGACCAGCCCAACGGCGGCATCCTAACGGTTGCCGATATCTTCCGGGGCGGTCGCCACTTCGACGGCGTTCCCACCATCACCTCAGTAGACGCGGTGTTCTCATGATCGCCCCTCCTCTCATGCGTGGCCGCAACCGCAATCGCAGCCTTGCCGGGTCTCTCGGGGGTCCTATCGGCAATATGTCGGAGTCCCTCAGTCTGGCGAACGCGCTTAATTCGCCGGTCGCTCTTGGGCTGGCAATGGCGGCTCCGGTGCCGGGCATGACGCTTGGCCTGTTGGGTGCGCGGTCGTTCGCCAATCAGAACATGGACAGGGCATTCGGTGCGTATACCGACGCCATGCACGAGAAGGAGAACTTCGGCAAGGAGCGCGGATTCAATAGCCGCACGGGGTCCACGACGGATAGCCGCAGGGCAGCCCGCACCAGCAACCTCGGCAATCGGGCTGGTGGACGCGGTGGGGCTTCGGGTGATGGCCGCAGCGGTACGGGGTCGGGTGCGCCGGGCGCTCGGAGCAAGGACCGCTTCTAGTGCAATCGGCATCGAAGTCCAAATCCCTCCCGCCGCCGGTTGGGGGGTGGAACACCCGTGACGCCTTGGCGGATATGCCGGTCGAGGACGCTATCGTTCTCGATAACTGGTTTCCGACCACGGACAAGATAACGGTTCGGAGGGGCATCACCAGCCACGCTACGGGGATGTCCGGTCTCGTGGAGACGCTGGTTGAGTACACGCCGCTGACCGGCACAAGCAAGCTGTTCGCGGTCAATGACGGCAACATTTACGACGTGTCGAGTTCCGGGGCCGTGGGGGCCGCTGTCGTCACGGGACTGTCGAATGACAGGTTCCAGCAGGTCCAGATCGGAACGAGTGGCGGGCAGTTCGTCTTTATCTGTAACGGGGCTGATACGCCGCGTACCTACAACGGTTCCAGTTGGGCGAACTCGACCATTTCCGGCCCGACGATTGCCAATCTGGTGTGGTGCAATCTCCACCAAAGGCGGTTGTGGGTAGGCGAGGTCAACAGCCTGACAGCCTACTACGGCGGGACCAATGCCATCGGCGGCACGTTCTCGTCCTTCTCTCTCGCCGGGATCGCCAAGCTGGGCGGTTACATCATGGCGATGGGAACGTGGACCCGTGACGCGGGCGACGGTCAAGACGATGTGGCCGTGTTCATCACGTCCGAAGGCGAGGCGATTGTCTACAACGGAACAAACCCGTCTTCGGCGTCTATGTGGTCTCTCGTCGGCGTGTTCCGCATCGGTCGGCCTATCGGGCGTCGGTGCATGATCAAGGCGGGCGGTGATTTGATCATCGTCACCCAGGACGGCTTCATTCCGATGTCGGCGGCGCTTGTGCGGGACCGTTCGCAGACGGAAATCATCGCGCTGTCGCAGAAGATCAACAAGGCGGTCAACGATCAGGTCCGGGACAACGGCGACCGCTTCGGCTGGCAGCCGTTCCTGTATCCGAAGGGGACGCAGTTGATCTTCAACATCCCGCAGGGGAATGACGAGTTTAACCAGTTCGTGTTCAACACGATTACCGGGTCCGCCTGTCGCTTCACGGGCATCAATGCCGCGTGTTGGGCGATGAAGGGGAATGAGGCGTACATCGGCGGCAATGGCGTTGTCTACAAGTACGATGACGGCAACAGCGATGCCGGGACCAACATCGAATGGGATGGCTTGCAGGCGTTCTCGTATTTCGACACGCCGCAGACGGTGAAGGGCTTCAAGCGGGTTGAACCGATCTTTCAGTCCGACGGCAATCCGTCCGCTGCGGTTGAATTGAACCTGGATTTCCAGATCAAGACCTTCGAGGGCGTGACGGTCGAAAGCCCGACCACGGCGGCGCTCTGGGGCATTGCCAAGTGGGGCATCGGTCTCTGGGGGTCTGCCGATCAGGTCTACCGGGGCTGGCGCGGTGTTCGCGGCTACGGACGCGCTGCGGCCATTCGGATCAGGGGTGCGACGACGAGTGCGCGGCCTAGCTGGATTTCGACCAACTTTACGTACACGCCGGGCGGGCAACTATGAGCGATTTGGCGAAGATGCTTGACCCTCGTTACGGGCAGGGTGCGGGACTGTTGGCGGGGATGCTTGATCCGAGTGTGGTCAAGCGCGGTTCGTTCTGGCCGGTTGGCCGCACGGCGGACGGCGGGTGGACGCTGGCCCTTCCTCAAGGCGCTATCGACGCGGTAAACAACTTTCAGAGCGGAATGGACGCGCCCGTTTACTACGATGAGGCGGGGCAAATGCAGATGAACCCGGCGGTCACGGAAACGGCGCTGAATGTCGCGGGAACGGGCTACACGGGCGCGTCAATGCAGGCGCTCAAGCACGGCGTCCCGAAGTCAACGCTGGCGATGAACGTCTATCAAGGCTCGCCGCACAAATACGGGCCGGAGGGTGCACGGGAAAGCCTCAAGCACATTGGCAAGGGCGAAGGCGCACAGGCTTACGGCTGGGGGCGGTATGATGCCCAGAGCAAGGCGGTTGCCCAAGATTATGCAGATAACGTAAAGAATATGGGGCCAATTCGCGAGATTAACGACGAATTAAAGCGCCTGTCCCGTGTAATGGATGAAGACAGCGCTCACGGTTATCGCAACTTCAAAACTGATAAGGGGCGGCAAGCGGCGGCTGAATACGACGCACTCATGGATAAACGGGCTGAAATCACCGCATCCCAAGGCAATATGTATATGCACGACCTCCCCGACGAGGACATAGCCCGTTATCTGGATTGGGATGCGCCGTTGAGTGAGCAGCCGGAGAGCGTGAGGGCTGCGCTTGGCGCAAATCTTGACAACCCACTTGACCAATATGAACCGGGTAAAATCGGGTATGGCGACAACGCTTGGGGGTTGTTCACGAAGGCGGACGGTTTATACGACACAGAAGCCCCACACTTCCCGACCGAAGAAGCGGCGCGGGCGTTCCTATCTAACCCAACGGGTTCAGAATATTACCGTCAACTGAAAGGAGTTTACGGTTCCGACAAAGCCGCCTCCGAAGCCCTAGCCCGCGCAGGCATCCCCGGCCTGAAATACTATGACGGCATGAGCCGTGGCGCTGGTGACCTGCCTTCTAAGGGTGGACTATTATCTGCTGTTCAGGCGGGAGGAAAAATCTATACAGGGCAAACACACCTTGATGCCTTATCTAAGGTTCCATCCCAATTAAGGGCAAGGGCGCAATTTGATGGGGATAATAGGGGTTTTGTTGACTACAGAGGTAAATATTTAGATCGTTATGAGGCGCAACGATACGCGATAAAGAACAAACTAATAAAACAAAATGCCCCTGAATGGGCATACTCATCACCTGAACTAATTTCGGAGAATATGATTATTAAAGACCCTCGCACCCGCAACTTCGTCACATGGGACCAAGACGTTCTAAACCGCATGAAGCTGTTGGAACGGAATGGGGTGTCTCTGGCGGAAATGCTGGCTGCTGAATAATGCCATCCCTTCTCTATGGCCACAGCGCCGAGGTCGTTCAATGGGTTGCGGATCAGGTTCCGCACATGGACGCGCCGGAGAAGGGCGCGGGCATCGGGATTGTCGCTAACGGCCACCTGATCGCGGGAGTGGTGTTTCACGAGTACCGGCCCGACTACGGAACAATTGAGATGAGCATGGCGGCGACCAGTCCGATATGGGCGCGGCGCGAGATCATCGGGGGGTTCCTTTCGTACCCCTTCCACCAACTTGGCGTGTTCAAGGTCTTCACCCACACGCCGAT